CCTCGCCCAGTTGCCGAATGACGTTCGCCATCTCGACGGAGAGATCCCTCAAAGCCTTCTGAGCTTCGGGCTTGGCGATCTCCTCCTGCATCCGCTTCATCGCGTCCGTGGCGGAGCTGACCAGGATCGACGTGGCCGGGCCGAAGGCTTGCCCCATCAGCACCTTGTAGTCGTCGACGTAGCGGCTGAAGGACGTCAGCTGCTTGCCCGCCGTCATCATGGCGGCTGCATAGGTCCCTGCGATCCGTTTCCCTGAATCCAGAGCGGCGCCCATGCGCGCCGCGGCCTTTTCCGCCTCGGTCAGGGACTCGACGGTGCGGCCAGTCTGCTTTGCCAGCTTCTTGTAGCTCTCCTCGAAATTGACGTTGATGCCGATCGTCCGCAGGATCTCGACCTGGCCGGTCTGGATGCCGACGATCAGGCGCTCGAACGCCTCGGAAGAGTTGATATTGCCGATGACCGCCGCGTCCTGGGCGACCCTGGCCAGCTCGCTGGACTTCGAAAGATCCAACTGCGCCTGGGCCATCCGGGTGAGGGACTGCCTGGACTCGATCATCGAGATCCCGTTCGCCTGCAGGGACCGGGAGAATTGATCCATCTGGGCGTAGGTATAGCCGGCATTATTGCCGACGACGCCCATGACGACGCCGAGCGTCTCGTAACGTGCTGCCATCAGGGCGGAGTCCTTGGCGAAGTCGGCCACCTTGTACGCCGTGTAGACGCCGCCAAGCGTCGTCGCCACCGATCGCCAATGCGAGGACATCGAGTCCGCAGCCTGGCTGGAGGCCGATTCGGCCCGCCTCAGCGTCTGCTCGGTGCTCTGGCCGAACTGCTTGATGACGACGGTACCCTTGTCGTCGACCACCAGTTCGATGGAGATGGTGTTCTTGTTGGCCATGTCAGCCGCGTCCCCCGCGGAAAGCCGTGCAGATTCCTTGTATGAGCAGATCGCGCATTCTCATGTCCGATCGCTCCTTCATCACTTCCTCGAGGCTGCCGAGATCTCTCCACTCCTCGACCGACATATCGTTCGGCTGGAACTTGTACCCGGCATTCCGGAGGTGCCTGATGCGCATGATTTTCACCGTGTACTCGTGAAGATCGCCTGGCCTCTTCTTCTCGCACTGCCCGCAGGTCCAATCGAGCAGGTCCTCCCCGACCTCTTCCAGGCATTTACGCTCCTGCCTGGCGTCGCACAGGCCATAGCGGAGCGCCTCGAGATCGGCTATAAAGGGTCTTCCTCCTTCTCCGCTCCCCCTTCCTGTTCATCCTCCGGATCCGGCTGATCCAGGACCAGGGAGCTTTCGAAGACGTGAATGGCCAGCATGGCGAGCACGTCGGGCGCATACTGGCGGACGAATTTCTTCCAGTCGGGATCGTAGTGCTGCGACTTCGGATCGGACGACAGCGGCCCCTTGTCCGTTTCGAAGGCGCCGTCCGCGAAGCCCAGGATGATATCGGCTCCGGCCTTGACCCGCGCCTGGCCGACATTGCTTTCGATCTTGTTCCGGATCCGCTTCACCAGGGAATTGGAGTATTTCAGCCGTTCCTCCTCCGTGGGTTGGCGGTAGTACACGACGATCTTTGAATTCGACAACCGGTCCTGGAAGGTCACTTCGCAGGGTTTGTCGCTCAAGAGTCTGGGCATTTCACGCTCCTTTCACAGACGATGGTGGAGGGGGCGGCCGGAGCCGCCCCCGTGTTTTGGTTACGCGGCGTACGTCGCCTGGAGGTTCTGGACGATGACGATCACGGATCCGTAGGTGTCGTCCTCGAGGACCTGCAGGTCGCCCGCCTCCGCGAGACGTTTCCCGTCCACGCTGATCGGAGAGGAGAGGACCGCCACCTTTGGAAAGATGATTTCAGCCTGGTACTTGTACGTGTCGTCGTACAGGGCGCCCTCGGCCAGGATGTAAAGGCCCAGGGTGTCGTTGTCGTCCATGTGCTGCTGGAGGATGTACTCCCGGAACTCGCGATCGAGCTTGATCTTCTGCATCCTGCCCGCCCGGATCGCCCGCGAGGCGTAGGCGCCGCCGGCGCCCGGCACGAACCGGACGTCCAGGTTGTTGTTCAGGGACCATTCCAGGTTCTTCATCTCCGCCTGCAGTTCGCGGCCGCCGGCAAATGCCGATCCGCTCCATTTGCCGCCCACCTTCAGGGTCATCTGGGCGACCCGGAGCGGCGTCTCGTTGACGCGCGCCGGGAACACCATCCAGCCGGCCTCGGTCGGGATGTAGAGGATTTTGTAGTCCACCACGTCCGCCGTCGCGCCGGGGGCGGTGATGGTGATGACCGCCGGAGTGGCGGCCGACACGGCCGAATAGGCGACTTCCGTCCAGACGCCGGACGCCAGCTCGACGCGGATCCGCTGGACGTTCTGCAGCCGAAGCGCGGCCGTGGATCCCTCCACGCCGTTGGCTGCCAGGGTGAGGGATGCCGCGTTCTTCGCGGCGCTCACCGTCTCCTCCGTGACGTTGTTGGTCACCTTGCCCGTGGCCTTGATGGAGGCGGCGATCTTGCACCAGGAATCGCTGGCGAAGGTCGCCGTCAGGGAGTCGACGAAACAGCTCGCGAAGAGCCGTTTGAGAACCGTCTTTCCGTAGCGCTGCGCGGCCGAGAAGGAAGGCAGGGAACGGTCCTCGTCCAGATCGCCGTCGATCGGCGAGATGGTGTGCTTGTGGCCGTCTCCCGCCGCCGCCGTTACGACGGATCCGAGGCCGAACGCCGCGAGGAATGCGAAGTGCTGCGGCTGCGCCTTCTCGAAGTTCATCGACATGCCGGCAACCGAGCCCAGGTCGTAGACGCTGTCCGGCTCTTCCTTGCCAGTGGCCTCGTTTTCGTTGCTCTCGCGGCGCGGCTCCAGATTGATGACGTCCCCGATCGCGCAGAGCATGGTCGTGTCGAGGGTCTGTTCCGTGTTGATCGCCGTTTCCTTGAGGTTGGCCGACACGGCGATCAGATCGTGGGTGGCCATGTAGGAGCGTGTCATTTCGCGTCCTCCTTCCTGGCGTTAACCTCGGCGGTTTTCCGGGTGGTTTTGTCCTTCTCCGGAGCCGGGTCCGGGATCCTGTCGAACCTGGCCGCTTCGTTTTTGGGGATCTCCTCGTAGGTCTCCCCGTGCCGGTAGGTGCGGTTGGCCAGGGGCCCGTCCACCACCGTGAATGATTCCGCCTTCTTCTTCAGGGTGTAGCTCATAGGTCTTTTCCTTTCTCAGGTTATGGAGAAGCGCGTCTTGCAGACGAACGAATACATGCTGAGGCGCTCCGCGATTTCGACGATCTCGATCTCCACGGGCTCGATCGGCTCTATGTTGTCCAGGCCCAGTTCGTTGTCGATCAGGGTGGCCTTGATGATTTCCAGGAGCGCATATACGCCGCTCCGGCGCGCATCCGCCCCCCTGTGGTCGCGGGAGACGGCGATGACCGCGAAGAATTGTTCGTCGTCGTACGAGCGATTCGCCGGCTGGTGAAACTGAGACCCCAAGTAGAGCACGAAGATCGCCGGTTTCCGCGGTGGTGACTTCTTCATCTGCTCCACCAGGTCGTCGATCGATCCGGAATAATGATCGATGGGCGAGCAGGTATCCGCCAGGTCCGATGCGGCCAAGGCCGCCACGATCGCGTCTTCGATATCTTCGATGGAATACGGCATTTCAGTACCCGCTCATCTTGTCCCTGGTGAAGATCCGCGTTCCCGAGTCGATGTCCACGGCGTGCTCCGTGTTCGCCGGCGCCGGCGACGCCGCTCCGAGCTGGATCTTTCCGTCCGCCACGCGCTCCAGGAACCGCAGGGCATTGTGATTGCGCTCGGCCCTGGTCTTGGGAACCTCTTCGTTCTTCCGGGAGAGGAGGTTGTAGATCGCCATGTCCACGCTGACGGCCCGGATCATGGCCGGCACCGGCGAAAGCGGCACGGTGTATCGGCCCTGGCAGTATGTGTCGATCGTCGCGTCCGCGTCGGCGATCGCCCGCGTCACGACATCCGCGTCCACGGCGTCGGCTTCGGCGTCATCGGTCAGCTCGATCAATTCCGCTTCGGTGATCTGCTGGAGCAGATCATCCTGGGTGCAGTAGGACATGGTTTACTCCCTCTTGCCTTTGGCCCCGCGAGGTTTTTCTTCCTTGGCTTTCGCGATCTCGACGACCAGCATCGGCTCCGCCTTCAGGACGGCCAGCTCCTTCGCCGAGAATCGATCGTCCGGATACTCGACGAACTCAGCCGCGTGGGCGATCCCGCAGCGCCGGAAACCGGCCCTTTTGCTCTTGATTCGAATCATGTGATGAACTCCTTTCCGGTTGTGGATCCGGGGCCGCGATCGCATCGGAGGATCGCGGCCCCGGCAGGTTCGTTTAACCCAGTCCCGTGCTGCCCCAGCTCATCTGCCAGAAGGCATAGCCGCCGGCCGCGCGCGCTTCCGCCCCGAACTTGAACTTCTTGCGGTTGAAGACGTCGTCGGCCTGCGGGTCCGTCTGCTCCACGAAGACCGGCGCCTTGCGTTCCTGGTAGACGAAGGGCTTGACCGGCATCGATGTGCAGTGCAGGAACCAGGCCGTGGTCGAGGTGAGACGGGGATTGACGACGAGTTTTGCCGTCCCCTTATAGGGGTTCGGGGAATCGTCCGTCAGCCGCTCCATCTCCACCAGGCGCTTGCCCGTGATCTCCAGTGCGGGCGGGACTTCCAGGACATCGGGCACCAGACCCAGGGGCCGGCCGTCGTCGTCCTTGAAGCTCATGATGGCCGTCCGCGCGGCGCCGTAGGAAGCGGCTGCAGCGGCCGCCGTTGCGGCGGACAGCGCCGCCGTGCCCACGTTGGAAACGCTCGCCCCCGCCACGCTGTGGTCGCTGTCGTAGAAATACTGGCCGTCGTAGCAGGCGTTGGCGAACCCGTTGTTCTTCAGATCGGACACGATCTCGTCGGGCAGCTGCCGGGCGGAAAAGCCGGCCATCTGCGCCTGGGGGGCGTAGATGCCGAGATTGTCGTCATCGATGTCGTTTCGGTCCACCTCCACGGTGGCTTCCCAGTCGTCGTTGACGACGGTGTATTTGAAGGCCGACAGCGCCTTGATGACCTTGTCGCCGATCCACTTGCGCATTTTCGGGAAGGTGCTGAGCCAGGCGTAATCGTTCTGGCTGCTGCCGGACGGCACCAGCATGGCCGTCAACTGCCACTGGCTGGGCGCGCCGTCGAAAGCGTTCATAAACGTGGTCTTCAGAGTGATGAAGACCGCCGCGATGGTTGCTCTGTTCACGATCATAATCTTTTCCTCCTTGTCCTTTCGCTATGGGTTCGTTTGCAGGAGGTCCCGGTTCCTCACCGTCCCGCGTCCGTTACTGCGTTACGCCGTCAGCAGCTTCTTTTTGTACTCGATCCAGCCGGCCAGCATGATCACGTCGTCCGTGCCGAGCGTCCCGTCCTTCGGCTTGATGGTCAGCTCGATCGCCGCCGGGTAGGCCGCGAGGTTGGCCAGGGCCAGGGTCAGAGTGACTTCCTGGACGTGTTTCGCCGTGTCGTCACCCACCATCGCGGAGGTATCGCCGCCGAAGGTCAAGTCGGCGTCGTAGGCCGCGTCCTTGACGTTGTTGTAGGCCGCTATGGTGAACTTCGTGGCGTCTCCGACGGTCGCCCCCGTCTTCGCCGCCAGGACATGCAGCACCGCATTGGCGGTGACGTCCATGTCCGGCGGCACCATCACCTTCGTCCCCACGGCGCCGGGCGTGGCATGGTTGTTCCAGCGGATGCCCAGGCCCTTGGCCGTGACGCAGTAACCCGGAACGGTGCTGTCACCGTCCGAGAAGGCGGCCAGCGCGGCTCCGGCGTCCGTGATCACCGGCATGGGAATCGGGATGATCCCCTTGGCGGTGAGCAGGCTCTGGTAGATCTCCTGGAGGGCGGCCTCCACCTCGGCCTCGGCCGTGAAGGTTCCGGCGTCCGCGACGGAGATCGCCGAGGCCGCATGCGCGGCGGTCGCGTCCTGGATGTGAGTAGCCACGTCCGCCTGACGGATCGCCGGCTCGATGTCGATCATCGCGTGGGTCGAATCGATGTACTGGGCGATGATCCCGCAGAAGATGTCGTTGTCGCAGTTGGCGGCGATGTCGACCGACTCGTCGTCCACGAGGAAGACGTTGTCGCCCACGTTGGCCTGGGTAATGGCCGTGCCCAGGGTCGCCTTGATGAGGCCGCGCCTCCGGAGCGTGACGCTCTTGGCGCCGGCGTCCCCGGCGGAATTGTCCACCCTCTCGAGCGCGATGCCCTCGAAGATGAGGCCGGCCGTATCGGAGCCCGGCAGTGCGTACCCGGCGGCGTTCACGCACACAAAGCTGCCGGCGTAGATGATGTCCGCGTTGATGACGGGGAAGGAAAGTTCCACGCCTTCGGTGTATTCCAGGGCCTTGTCTGCCGCCAGAATGCCGAAGAACACGACCGGAGCGCCTTCCTCCCAGCCGAAGACTTCGGAGACCATCGCGAACAGGCAAAGGATCGCGATGGTAAAGAGCATCCTCGTGCTTCCGAAAATTCCCTCGATAGATCTTTTCATCTTTCTCCTCCTCATTCCGGTCTCCCGCTTGGCGGGGACGCCGGCGCGTCGGTTACTTGTTGTATTTCTTGAAGGTTGCCGCATCGACTCCCATCATCCGGTTAACCTGTTCCTGGACGTCGGTGGAAACCACCCCCGTCGTGTCTTTCGCGACGACAATTTCCGTCACGGGGATCACGCTGCCAGCCGGTCGGGACAGGACGATCAGCTTGAACTGATCCGGGGCGTCCTTGGCCAGGGCCCGGCCCCATTTTTCCAGTTCCTGGGGACTGGTCTTGCCCTCCTTGAGGGCCAGCGTGACGAGGTCCTCCTGCTCCATCGCCGAAATCTTCGCGGTAAGCTTCGCCACCTGCTGGCTCAGCTCCACGGCCGCATTTCCCGGCGCCTTCAGGGAGGCGACGATCCGCAGCACCTCGTCCTTGCCGGCATCGGCCTTGGCCCCCAGGGCCTCCAGGATCTCCTTGCAGGCGATCACCGTCCCGCCCTTGAGCGAGGCCACGATCCGGACGACGTCTTCCTTGGCCGATTCCGGCTTCGCCCCCAGGGCATCGAGGACCTCCTTGCAGGCGACGACGGTTGCCGCCTTGTTGACCGAAAGCGTCACCGCCTCCAGTATCTTGTCTTCCCCGGCGTCGGCCGCCAGGCCCAACATTTTCCGCAGTTTCCCGATCATGATGACCTCCTTTTCCCTTGTCGTTTCCATCGCGTGCCACTTGGCCACGATAGGCTGCAGGTGTTTGATCCTCGGGCTGTTCGTGAGCGCGACGTTCAGTATCCGCGCAACCCGCCCGTCCTTGGCGCTGATGAGCATCACCGGCGAAAAGAACCGGTATTCCCTGTTCTCCAGGTATTCCTTCGCCTTCTTCGTCCACTCGGTCTTGGCCGCCCAGAGGCCTTGCTTCCCCTTCCAGAGGAGATCCTTGATCCATCCGGCTGCCGGCGCCTGGCCATCGCTTATGGTCTGGTGCTCGTAGTCGATCACCATGTCGTTGCCGTGGGACTTGAAGGCCGCGATCACCAGTGCGGCCGATTCCTCGTCGAGATAGGCCGGATCCATCCCCTCGATCTCGATCTTGCCCTCGGGCAGCAGCTGGAACTCGTCGGGGGCCCCGGCGATCTCTTTCAAAATCAGGCGAATCATCTCCATCACATCCTCCCATTCACGTAATCCAGGATGGTCGACCGGATCTCCGCCCAGTCCTCGTTCTGGACGCCAAGATATTCGCGGGCCGGGATCTTCGTCTCGTATGACCCGAACGTGTAGCCGCGTCCCGCGGTCGAACCCCGCTTGAAGCTTCCTTTTTTTGCTCCCCGGACGTACCGCTTCCGGAGGAACGTCTCGCTGCGGGCGGCGTGCTTGATCGTTCCGCCGAGCTGCTGGATGGCGGCGTAGGGGAGATTCGTGCCGATCTCCGCGCGGTCCCTGGATGCCTTCGCCGTGATCGAATTCATCAGGCGGTGCGACAGGACGAGCGTTTTCCCGCCCTTGCGGAGCACCCGCAGGGACGGCCGCCACTTCGCCGGACGGCCCCCGGTCTCGAAATTCCGGACCACGGACGTCCGCACGATCTGTCCGATGATCCTCATCGCCGGCGTCAGGTTGCCGAGGCGCGACTGGTATGTCCGCAACCCCTGATGAACTTCTTTGTCCTGGATCCCGAGTCTGATCTGCACTTGACAACCCCTTCGATCGTGCTAAACTTCGATTTCCAAACCGGCTTTACAGGGTCGAGATTCCGGCTGTGTCCGGGCATGTAACCGGATGAAGGCGCCGATGGTCCCGAGAACCAGGAGTGCGAGACGCCCTGTAAAACCGGTTTCATTTTCCACGAATCAACGTCCCCATCCGGCTCTTGTTCATGTCCTTGTCTTTCGCCTGCATCATGTTCCAGACCACGCTGCCGTCGCGATTCAGCCGCACCGTCACGGCCAGGTCGTTTTTCCCCGTGAAGATGCCGACGTACTGCTTCCGCATCCCGTCCTCGAAATCCGTGAGCCAGACCTCGTAAGGATTCTTCAGCGTTTCCAGCAGATAAGTCCCGTACCGCTCGCGCGTCTCCTGCCTCTTGACGACCATGTGAGCCAGCAGATCCATGTGGATGATCGCCTTATCGCCGTCAGCAGTGTCGACATCGAGGAAGAGCTTCTCCCTGCCCAGGCCGAAGGCGTCGGCCAGTATCCTTGCCGCTTCTTCGGTGTCCCGCCCCGCCGGAAGCAGTTCCGGCGCCTCGATGCGATCGGCCGCGGGAACCGACCGCAGATCCGGGCGGCCGTAATCCTTCCAGGTCGCCTGCCCGGGCAGCTCCGCCATCTCCCGCCCGGCCCTGTCCCGGTCCCACAAGACGCTCGACTTGCCGGGGTTGTAGTCCCACCCGGGATCGATGCCCGCCGGGAATTCCCTCAATTCGCCCGTGCGCGGATCGCGTTTGATAACCGCGCCGGCGTCCGGATGATCGGTGACTTGCAGGCCGTCGCGGTCCAGCTCGCGCTTCGAATGGCTGACGACGGTGCAGCGGCAGTTCCATCCGTTCGGCGGATAATGCGTGTCCCACCAGGGATGGTCCGCCGGCAGGACCGTGTCGTGCCAGGACAGGTGCTGCGGCCGCGTCCGCCCGTCGTTCACGGCGACGTATCGGAAATAGGGCCGCGCTTCCAGGACGTCCGGATCCGTCATGGCCCGGTAATGGCCGGCGCTGTACGCCGTCTGGACGTTCACGTTGAAGATCGTGGCCAGGCGCCGGGAACTCCCCAGTTGGACGGATTCCCCGTCGATGACCTGTCGTCCCCACCAGCCCTTCCGCCGCAGGACCGGCGCGAGGTTCCGCTTGAAGGTCTCGAACGTCGTACCATCGGAAATCGCGCGGTCCACCTCGGCCCGGATGTCCTTCAGGATGTCGAGCCGCATCGCCTTCGCCACGGTAAAAGCCTTCACGTGGTCCTCGTGCCACATCTCGTGCCATCTCCAGGAGAAGCGGAAGCCCTTGCCCTGGAAGTATTTGATCGCCTCCTCCGGCGGGAGGGGCGTGAGGTTGACGTCAACCATTGATCCGTCCCCATACGTCGGCGGTGAAAAGCGTCCGGGCGAGCCATTCCGTCAGAGCCGCATCATCCATGTCCCCGTAGGCGGCCATGATCCTCGCCTTCGCCTCGTCAAAATCCGCGGATTCCTCGACGATCCGCACGATCGGATCGACGAGGGGCGCCAACATCGCGTCCGCTTTCTCCAAGGCGGCCGCCTTGAGCCCCTCGATGGCCTCCTGTTCGGCCGTAAAAACGATTTTCTCCCGCCCGGCCACTACCACTCGCGTGCCCGTCCGATCGTCCCCAGGGAGCCGGAATTTCGCTGCGACGCGGTTATTGCCGCCGCCGGGACCGGGTATCGCCGGGGCCGGCTGCAGGACCGTCTCGCCCTCTTTCGGCAGGGGGATCTTGAAGCGCGCGGAGACGTGCTCCCTGGAGATCGGCTGGCCGAGACGGGAAGCGCCCTCATAGACCTTCATGAGCGTCTCCATGTCCTCGGCCTTCTCGTAGAGGAGGTTGAACCAGGGCAGGGGCTTGTCCCATCCGAAGTTGTAGCCGACGAGCGGCCGGAAGATCTGGTTACGGACGGTCGTGTTCAGGCTCTCGGCGTCGGCCTTGATGAGGTCGTGACGAACGAGATCCTGGGCGTCTTCGTTGCCGAGCTTACCGGGCGTGCCTTCCGTCGTCGCGGTCTGGCCGAGGATCGCCTTGGATATCTGCTTGTCGCAGAACTCCGCCAGTTTCTCGTAGACGATGTTGCCGCCGCTCAGGCCCTTGACCGCCTCGACGAACTCGATCTCCGTGTTCTTGGAGATGATGCCGGCGGCATCCGACCCGAGCGACTGGATGGCCGCGACGAGCGCGTCCTTGTCGGCTTTCCCGGCGCCGGGATCGTACTTGCCCAGGCGGAGCGGCATGCCGAAGACCTCGGAGAACGCCACCCAGTCCTTGATCGCGTAGTTCTTGAACAGGTACATCCAGGCACAGACACGGAGGAGGCCGGCGCGGGTGTCGTATCCGGAGCGCGCTTTGTAGCGATGGTAGACGAGCTTGAAAGACGGCATGATCTCGCCATTGAACGGCTCGGCTTCCGTCAGGATCCGGGGAACCTCGAAGCTCTTGGCCCACATGTTCGCCGCGCCGCGCTCGTAGAAGAGGGCCTTCTTCGCGTGGATCCACTGCAGGCGGGCGATCTTTGCCTTCCCCCCATCCGCCGACCAGAGGATCTCGCAGAGGGAGTAGCCTTTGCCGATCGCGTCCAGGAGATCGAGGAGCGCCTCGTCGAAAGTGTTCAGGTTGAAAATGCAGTCGGTGACAAAATCGCGGATCTTCTTGTCCTCGGCGCTCTCCGACCAGGGCGTGATCTCGTAGTCCAAGCCGTGGACGGCGTTCTTCCGGGTCTGCAGCTCGCTGCAGAGGTGGGTGTCCTTTTCCTCCATCTCCTCGAAGAGTTCCGCCTGGCGCGCCACGTCGCCGGCGTCGGCCTCCTTGAAGATCGTCGCGAGCGACTGCGGCGTGAGCCCGCCGGACGGGTAGTTGCTCCAGCGGTCCCGGATCGCCGTGACGGCGATCTCCCGCGTCTCGGGCTTCGATTTCACCTGGATTTCCCTGCCGAACTGATCCAACAGCGTCGCCATCAGTAGGCCCCCCTATGCTGCCGAAATGAACCGGATGCCGCCGCATCGGACGGTCCTGCCCACCGCCTGCGTGTTACGGACTGGTATTCGACCGGGCCGCCGCCCCATTCCTGGTGCACGGCGAACCAGGCCATCGCCCCGGCGACGCCGGAGTCGCCGTGCCTCTGCTTTTTGTCCTGGCCCTTGATCTTGGTCTCCGGAAGTTTGGCGATGCCCTTGACGACCTTGAAAGCCCTATGGTCCTCGATGACATCGGCGTCCCTGGCCAACAGCACGGTGCGGTCTTCGAAAGCCGCCTTGTAACGGGGCATGTTGTCCCGGTACCAGGACTCAGTCAGCATCACCTGGGCGATGCGAGATGCGCCGTAACGCTGCATTGCCCGCTCGGCCAGATACTGGCCGTTGCCGCGGGCGTCGAGCGCCCCGTAACGGAACCGCTGCAGGCGATCGCAGATGTAATAGAAAATCTGCTCCTGCTGCTGGAACGGGATGTTCCGCAGCTCGAGGTGAAACGCCGCCTTCCAGGTCGCGTCCTGCTGCTCGATGAGCGGGATGAAGACCGACAGGTCGCCGGTGCGGCCGAAGTCTTCGCCGACGACGGAGTTGCGCTCCTTGTCGATGCCCTTCAGGAGGGGCAGGAGCGTTTCCTCGCAAAAGTCGTTCACCTCCGCGTACCGCAGATGGTCGGCGAGTTCCGCGAATGACGACGGCTGTTCGTACCGGATCACCGGGATCTCGGCGGAAAGGCACGTTTCGATGAGCGCCCGGGTCAGGAAGGTGCCGCTGCCCTGGCTGGGCACGCAGAAGAGTTCCTCGTCGGCGTCCTCACCGTAGGAATCGATGACGGACTGCCGCCAGGCGGCCTCGGCCTCCGCGGTCCATTCGCGCTTCAGTACCTCGCAGATCCGCCGGTACAGGCCGTCCTGCAGGGCCTCGTCAAAATCGACGCGATGCAGGCTGTAGGGTTTCTTGCCGGCCCGGATTTCCCGGACCAGGCTGTTGAACTCGTTGGTGTCGCCGAAATGGGTGGAGATGATCCGGACCTGACCGCCCCAGATGAGGAGCGCCATCGCCGCCTTGATGAGACCACCGAGGTCGTCGTGGAACGCGGCCTCGTCGATGATCACGCGGCCCTGCTTGCCGCGGAGGTTCGTCGGCCTCGAGGAAAGCGCCGTGATCCGCCAACCGGATTCCAGGGTGATCCGATAGGCGAGGATCTTCCGTTCCCGGACGACGCCCTCGAATTCCTCCTCGTCGATCTCCTCGTATTCCTCCATCTTGGAAGCGGCCAGATTGTATGCCCGCGCCCAGTTGGCGCAATCGCCGATGAACTCCTGGGCCATGTCCTTCGTGTAGCCGATGTACCAGACGTCGCGCTTCTCCCCGTGGCCCTTCTCGGAGGCGTAGAGCGCGTCGTCGGCGGCCTCGGCCCAGGAAATGCCGACCCGCCGCGATTTCTCCATGACCTTCACGTCGGACTGGTCCGCCACCCATCGCTTCTGGTAGGGCAGCAGGATCCCCGTCGCCGCGCGGGCCTGGTCGAAATCTTTTTCCGTATGGATTGCGTCCGTCATTGTCCGATTCCCAGGATCTTCTTCCGGATCTGTTCGGCCGTCGCGTCGGTGAGTCCCTTGGATTTGGCGATCTTCACGACGTCG